GTGCGCTGCGCCGTAACCGATGAAAACCGTCCCGTCATAGGACGATTCAGGTACCGTGACCTGTCCGTCCGCGCCATTAACCAGCAGCATGGACACGCCTGCGCCGGGTTCTCCCGGCTCTCCTTTCAGTGAGGCGAGAAAATCGCCTTCGGTCCCGGAGTTCCCGGCATCCAGCCAGACCTGATAGGCCGACTTACCTTCCTGTCCCGGGTCACCATCGGTACCGGCCTCTCCTTTCAGGGAGGCGAGAAACTCCTGCTCGCTGCCTTCATTACCGGCCGCAAGCCATATCTGATAGGCAGACTGTCCGTCCTGCCCCGGATTGCCGTCCTTCCCGTCCTGTCCGTCCTCGCCGCGCAGCCAGTCCATAAAATCGGCTTCCGTTCCCTCAAACCCTTCATCGAGCCAGATTTCATACGCACTGGCGCCCTCTTCTCCGGCCGGGATTAAGTCCCGCACCTGGGCCAGCGTGGCCTTGCGTGTTTCCCCCTCCTGCACCAGGGGAAACACCTCATCCTCAAGCAGGCGGCTGGCGTCCGGGAGGTCGGAAATTTTCACACCCTCGTCGGCCAGCCTCACGCTTCTCTGGTGCCGCGCAGACGTGGCAGTACGACCCGGACGCAGCCTGCGCCCAGGTAAATTTTTATTTGTCATGGAAGACTCCGTTACGTCAGGAAATGGACAGCGGCTCTGATTCGAGTTCGAGCGTCTGACAGGTGGGCAGGACGAGCATGACGCGGGCGACGATGACCGAGGGCACGGGCAGGCCACCGATGGCAAAACATCCCTGACCGTTCGTCACCACATAGCGCACGGTCTCGCTGCCGTTGGGATGGGTGATGATGATCGCCACGTCCTGATCGGATACGTCCACGTCATTGATGATTATCTTTCCGGCCACCACGTTGTTACGCCTGACCAGCGTTATCGAGCCGTAGTAGTGAACAGGCGGCGTGCCGTCGCCATACCAGAAAGGTGCCCTGCCGAAATTATTATTGTGTCGCCCGAAGCCGAAGGGCTTACGTTTGATGACGCGGTGTTTGCGCATGCCGACGCCCTGGGGGCGGGGGATCAGATCGTAATCCTCCACCAGCTGCTGCACGGCGATGCTTACGGTGTCCTCATGCCACACCAGCCGCATGGTCATGTCCTGGGCATCGAGCACGGTGGCGTTCACGTCCAGGATATAATCGGCGGCCGCCTTTACATCGTCGATAGTGGCGATCCCGTTGTTCTTACAGATTTTCGCCTTTATCATTTTGCGGAACAGAACATCGTCAACTTCTTCCACCTTACAGCCAGGGTAAAAGCGCCCTACTGGCCGTTTTCGGTACCTTCATTGGGTAATCCCGAAATACTTGTAGCGCGGGAGCGGTAGCCAGGGGCAAAAAAGGCATCGGTCGCATCGAACATTCGAGCATCGAGAGGACGAACGGGCCCGCCCTGCTCGATCCAGTAGTCAACGGAACGCTGCGAAAAATGAATAAGTCCTTCAGTGCCTTTCGGCAGCTCATGGAAAACTGACCATTTAGGAGAGCCAGCAAACTGAACGGGTACGTGCTTAATCTCAGGGAGAGTGTTAAACACTCCCCCTCCCTCATGGCGCTGAATACCTATTTCCACTACGGCACGCTGGAGGTCTGGATCATAGTCAGTCACTTTACCTGGTAAGCAGAACATGAGATCCCAAAGGAGCTGCGGCCTGATTTGCATAAGCATGGTGAGAAAAGGATTTGTATCTTTCAAAATCAGCTCCCCCGCCATAAACAAATGGCTGTAGTTTTCCAGGTATTGCCCCAGAGCGATCCTTCGTGTGTTGTTCGAAGAATCGTAAACTTGCCTGTCTTGCGCTGCGTTTCAGCCAGGTTCTGGAGGTCAGAGAAATAGGCAAGGCTGAAATTCAGGGTCCAGAAACGAGAGGTAACGTTTATCACGTCCGCTGGCTGAAGCTGATAGTTCAGCTTTACGTCAACCTCAAGTGAACTCGCATACCAGCGCGGTGCGCCCTCCATACCGTTCAGCGCTGAAATGTCATGCTCCACCCATTCCCGCGCAGCACCATCGCGGATAATGATTGTCCGTGTGGGAGTATGGAGCCACCAGAACCCGAAAAACTGCTTTAGTTCGTCCAGCAGAACACGGCAAAGTTTTCCCCCTGCATTACGGCCACGTAATAAAACAGGCAGATCAGAGAAATCCCCCACGAACTCAACAGGAGCGCCCAGCCCTTCGGCGATATCTCGGATAACTTCCTGATACGGAGTGTTATCACCCCATGTCTGGTATGAAGAGGCATCCCATTCTGTTGACGACGCGGAGCAATACAGTTTTATGCAGGTATTAACGCTATCCTTCGCAACCTGCACATTGTTGATGCGCCCAGTAAAAATCACTCCTATATCATCGCCATAACCAGCTTTGAGGATGACCGTTCCATAATTATTTTTTGCATCATCGCGCAGCTGTATCAGCTCGCGTGCCCTGGAAGAAATACCAAAAACGGTAATGCCGGCTGTCGCGTTGGCATGTTGCGGAAAATTATCGACAAGGAACCGAGTTTCGATTGGTGGTTCATATCTCAGCACTTCCCCGCTGGTGGTGGTTATCTCAAGGAGATAGTTTCGTCCGAAAAACCTACTCATTGGCTATCCACTCCAGTTTATTGGTTATGCCTAAATTGCTGACTGTTGGGCTTTCACCTCGCAGGTACAACGCGCCAATATCGGTATTCAGGCCAGCCAACAAATTAACGTCAGGATGTAGCGCACGTCCGAGAACTACCGGCTCGCCATTTTCAAGAATATCCACGCAGAAATATTCGAAGCGAGTGAGCCAGCGCAGCCTGAAAACCAGATAGTGAGATCCAAGCTGAACGCGGAAGCGCTGAAAAGCGTAGCCACTGGAGAGAGGAATGATGATCATACGACCTCCACAGCCTGAGTGATAACTTCCCCGCCAGCAAACTCAGCCTGGCCTTGTGTGGTCACGCTATCGCCCCAGGGTAAATTGGCGTTTGTCTCTTCAACCGTTTCATGGATAATCGTTAACTGTTTCATATCCACAACGATGATCAGCCCACCCTCTGTTTCCTTATCGATTTCGGTTCGGGTATTCGTTATCAGGCAGTTTCGATAGGACGCGCCTTTACTGGCTACGAGATCAAACGTTTCGTGATTGCGTTGAATGGTGCGTAACTGTTCAAGCAAGCTCTGGGAACGTGTCGTTCCCTGGCTGTGTTGGTATACGGCCAACCCTACGCTTGCAGCAATCCCTGATATGGGTTCGGGCATTTCGCGCATATGACGTTAGTTCCTTTAACGGGCGATATACGATTTTCAGTTTATCGTTCATATAGCTCCGTTCTTATAGATGGAAAACAGTTGGAAGTAATACGCAAAATACGCGGCGTGACACAGCATTCGCCTTTGCTTAACGAAGCCCTGAGCATCATCGCCTGGTTACAGAAAAAAGCCCCGCAATTGCGAGGCTGTTTTGTGCTGAATTAAGTGATTACGAATCACTCACTGATTTAAAGGTACTTATTCAACCAGCTGATTTGAAGGCTTATAACATGTTCGAAGTGCTTGCCATCATACAAATCATAGTGTTTCGCTTCAGGTTCTATGTAGAGTTTCTTCTCTGTTGATTTCACAGATTCGTATAAGGCAATCCCTTGCTGAGGAGCGTTTACAGTATCTTCACCAGCAATCACTACAAGTGTTGGGCAATCAACCTTCTCGGCAGATTGGTACGGCTTGTAGCGAAGGGTTTCATATACAGTCAGAAATGGGATTTTGATATCCATCGACGGATATTGCTCTTTGTTTGCTTCAAAGAAGGCCTTCGATTCTTCATCTGCCAGAACCTTTGTTATTGAAACAAACATTTCCTTACCTTGTCGCTCACGCTTTTCGACCATTTTTTCAAGCGTTGCGATGAAAGACTGCTTTTCATCATCAGTCATTGTACCAGTGACAATGACTTCTCCATCAGCGAAGCCCATCTGGCTTATGAGACATTTAACCTGTGGTCGTTCAACAGCAGCAGCAAACACATGCCCCCCGCCAAGAGACGTTCCCCACAGAGCAATACGCGGTCCATTTAATTCAGGAGCTCTCGATGCCCAGTCAATGACTGAACAAATATCTTCAATTTGCATTGAAGGAACCAGTCTTCCCCTTTCTCCGCCACTTGCGCCAAATCCGCGATAGTCGAAAGTTATGGTTGCATAACCAGCTTCAGCGAAAGCCTCAGCATAGCGTGGAAGTAAAATTTGCTGTATTCCACAAAAACCATGACAAAGAATTACAACAGGGGCTTGGTCATGCTCCGCAGGGCGTCTTAACGTCAGGGCTATTTCAGGTTTTACTGTGTGAGTTGTCACTAACATATCTTTCTCATCCTCCTTATAGAGAAACTAATTTATCAAATCACACAATAGAAAAATATGACCCACGTCTTAACTGGAGTATTTGAATCTCTATGCACACGCATTTCGGATATTTCATATTAAAATGCCGAGGGAACATCATAATTAAAATATAAAATAATACACAACCAGCAAGCCATTGTCATTAAACCATCGTTTAATGTATTAGTATGTAAAGTTATGAGATTTTGCTCCCTGAAATATCTCATTTGAGTTCAATTTCATTTACTGACATGACAATATTTCTGAATTTTATCCAGGATGTTGCATACATCAGTGGCGACGTCTAGCCAGTTACGCGATTTCTCAAATGTTCCGCAACCAACCAATAAACCAAGTATGAGCACTGCTATCAGTGCTATCTTTACGCCGCGCCGGGGGTGTCTGAACCTCAAGAGCCTTCCAGTCATCGCTCATCCTCGCTTAAGCTGAAAATGCGGACCATCCACCAGCGTTTTCCAGTCACCGCCCCATTCAACAGGAGTGTTTAGTTCCTGAGCGGCCTGTTTGAAGGCTTCCGCAATTTTTCGATAAAGCGGGAAGTCCCACGATACCGTACCGCCAACATAGGCAACGACGTCTACAGCTTCTCCGGTAAGGTGCCGGCTGTACAACGTCTGACTTTTACCTTCGGCGTAAAGCTGTTTCTGACGTTCCAGTGTGCGAACTCCCTCAGTAACACCGAAATCAACAGAGGACAGCTCGAGTGCTCTTCTAACCACGGACACAAGTTCAGGCTTAACCCCTTTCAGGTTGTTTTCGCTACGCCTGGAAAACTTAAAGTTGCTTGTCATCGTTGATACCTTTCTTACTCGCAAAAAGCGTCACCGCTGCATTAATCAGTGAACGGCAGCGATCTACCCCAGCACCTCCCACAGCTGCACCTATAACAAATGACCAGTCCATATCCGCAACGCCCAACTGGTCAAACAGGCTGACGACAGCCAGGGCGACAAAGCTACAAATCAGACCAGCGTTTAATGAACGCTTCCAGCCCTCGCCATCCCAGAGTGAGAACAGCAGCGCGATAAAGAACGCTGTAAGCGCTCCCTGAATTGCCAGCCTGTTCTCATGAAGGAAATGAAGGACCACGCCCCAGCCGCCTGGTGGGGTGAAGTTTTGCATAGAGTTTCTCCCCGAATTGCGGGCATAAAAAAACCGCCATAAAGGCGGTCAGAAGGATATCGAGTAAAAGTATTCGGCTGGGTGCTACCCGGTTTCTAAGCATGCCCCGTTGGAACAATACGGGCAGCACCCATGCAAATACGCTTTTGGTCACTCCGGGCAATCCCTTCCTCGCAGACCGAAAAGCTATTATTTGTGTGCCAGTTCAAAAAAAAGCCCCGCATAACCGGGGCATGATGGAATCAAGGGGGATAAATATTTACATTCCAAAAGGAACCGCGTTAGGTCGTAATCCCTACCCGGCGGTTGATAATATTCAGTTTTAAGCCCTTGAAGTAAATATATGACAGCAAACTTTAAGAATTTTCAAACAATATCAGGAGAGCACACTACCCAACAAACCACCCCAGGTTAGTTGGACCGGTGTAATGTGCTTTCCTGTTAGTTTCGGTGTGCTAAAAAAACCTTATGAGTTTTGGCTAACGCAATGGACTGATGGTTAAATTCACCTAGCAAGGCACCTAACCTCGTATGCCCTTCGATAAGCTGGAGGCCGGATGCATTGCTCTCGATAATGGAGCGCTCAATAAAGAAAGGCGGTTCTAACCATGTCCCGTACGTACGCCAATACGATGCTATTTCAGGCCCGTAGAAATCAATTCCACCTCGTAAGGAATATGCTTCAACTTCTTCATTAAGCATACCGTAATAGGTGGCATGCCTTACTTCAAGCAAAGACTCAATCGGAAGATCTACAAGCTTCCATTTTATGTTTTTTAAATCAATGTGTCCGTAAGTTTCCTGAAATGTTTCATAACCCGCTAATCCATAATAAATCTCACTCAGAACGGGGTCCGGAGCATCTAGAAAATATTTTTTCCGAAGAATCTCAATAGCTTCATGAGATTTGTAGATAGGTCTTTCGTCAAAGATATCCAGGAGGTCTTTGTAAAACATTTGCGCACCATGGAAGCAGTTAAAAAACCCGTAGCTACGCGGGTATTTATAACTCGGGCAGTATATCAACATTAGACGAAATCAGGCCTTTTTTGTCAACCTTTTAGTCTTGAATGTCCTCAGGCATAAGCGACCTGTAATTTTCCCAGACAGCTTTTATTGCAGCTTCATCAAGACGCTCCGAAACCAGTTTTAAGGTTTCCCACTTTTTCGCTCTGGACTTGCTCCATGTTTGCCTTGAAACATTAATCATACTTGCCAGCGAACTACCCGCGTATTCCTTGTAAGTCTCGTTTTTTCTCTTAGCCGCCACATCCTGCACAGAGATCCAGACCAGCCTGATCATGTCTTTTATAATGCGTGACTGGAGAGGTCTTTTTACATGGTAATCCTGAAAGCTATTCCAGACATATTCGCAGATAGTAACCTGATGTGAGTATTTCAAATCAAATCCGTAACAGTACCGGATCCACGCCTGTTGCTGTTTAGGTAGTAACAGAACGGCTCTACGCCAATCACACGAAGAGAAAGCTCCATCGTTCATCGGAGGCATTGGGCGGCGGCGACTGCGCGTTTCCAGGACGTACAGAGCGCTATTTTCTGCCTTAACGCGACGAACACCTCCGCGACCGTTATCGAGTTCAACAATGTGAATCTGTTTGCGTGGGTTCAGGTTCTTATCTGCTGGTGGATGCTCTGCGAACGCCTCCAGTTGCCCTTTGGTGCCGCCAGAGTCATCGACCAGTGCAGCGCGTAGTTGAATGCGTACATATTCCATTTGCTGCGCGTTCATCGTAACCCCTCATCTCGCCAGATTTTTTGTGTGCGAAGAATTCCTTCAGCATGCATAAGCCGAAGTTCTTCATAGGTGTATTCTTTGGTTTTTACGCGACCGTCGATAACGTCATGACAGGCGTTGCAGGAAATAGCGCCCTGTTCATCATCAGGTTTGCATCCAGTTCCGCACGTACCCGCTAGCCGATAATGTGCCAGGCATGAGGTTTCGAGATTGTGGTTGCAGATACCAGGAATGCGAATTGTGCACTCCCTTCCCTCCGCCGCTTTTCGCAAGTTCGGTTTTTTCTTCATGCTGCGAACTCCAGCATCTGCATGGCTACGTTGTCGGCTTCCTGATAGTTGCGGAATTTTTTAAAGAGAATGGTGTTCCACAGGACGTTAAAAACTGCCTTGTAGACCTGGAAGAATTCGGCCTCTTTCATGTTGGCGAAAGATATAGATTTTGCTTCGCGGCGGCGGGTGCCATCAGGAAGGATGAACTCGTCGTAGAAACCCGCCTCGATGATGGCCCATTTTCTGAAGGCCTCGAACGATTTGGTGATTGCAGCCTCTTTCGTTCGCCATTGCCCGTGGGTTTCGTTGTAGACACTCTCAGTTTCTAATAGCAGATCGTCATTACCTGCCATTGAGATCAGGTAACGCACGTAACCGTGAAGGTATTCTTTTTCCGCAGGGGTTATCGCCCCTCCGGTGGGTGTCCAGTATTCGAACCCAAGATTGAGCAGCGCGAAGAAGCGCTTAAGGAAGAGGTAGTTTCGGGCCAGCTTAACGTCACAGTTAAGCCACACGCCGATTTTGATACGTTGCAAAAAAACGCTGGCCTCGGGCGTAGCCGTGGTCAGGGTGGTGGGTGAAGATTTAAAGAGTTGTATAATCTGTGCCATCGTTCTCTCCGGTGGCACAGTGTTTCAGCAATGCGTGTTCAGCGCTTTATTATTAAAGCATATTCATCTATGGTTGAAAAGCATCTATTGCATCTAATAAAAGATGAATATCAGTATAAACTGATAACATATGTGGTTGCGTTACACCGTTTGCAGCAGTCATCAAGCTTTCTTTATTAAGTGCTTCAGCTCTAACCCTAGCATTTTTTACACCGCCTTGAATCTTTGTAAACAGATGGGGATCACCTTTTGCATAATTAGCCACCCCTACTTTTAGTAAATCTGCTTTCAATGGTGAATTTCTTAACAAATCGTCACAGCAAGTATATGGCCGATTTCTATAATCGAAGTGTTGCAACAACCAAAGCTCAAAGCAAACATTCGAGAATGCGATATTTATGTCATTTGCATTAGCCCTCGCTCTAGCTTGACTGTGCAGTCTATGGGAATATTTTGCTACGGCTTCGCGATCATATACAACCCAAAACTCATCTTCTTCTGATGTGTCTCGGCTATTTTTTAAACGTATAGCCTCATCAACCAATGCTATAGGTGTGTTATATTTTACATCCGGGACACATATTACGTTGGCTTTATTTGGTGCGTATGCGAGAACATAACCTTTGATATAAAAAGGTTCTGTTTTTTCACCCTCGCACAAAATGTGCATTTTTTTTCCTAATTTTTTCTTTGGTCTAGGCATTTGAAATCACTCAAATTTAGGAAGTCCATCTAAATTCCCAAACACATCATTAGAATCATCATCGTTTGATGTGTCAGAACTACTAGTATCGTCAGAAAAAAGCTGACTCAGATTTATAAAGTAGTTTTTTACATGCAAAAAATTTAGATCAGGTGTACCACCAAAGCGTCCCTCGTCATACCATTTATTAAATGGTGTAGATGCTTTAACCTTGTCTTTTTCAAAGTCATCCAAGCTAAAAATGGAAGTTTGCCCATTATGCTTTTCAGAAAACCAAATCTGATCCCTTCGCATTCTATCAGGTTTCATCAACTCCATATTATGAGTAGAGAAAATTAATTGCGAATTATATCTATTAACTTCACTATCATTGAACAATTTTAAGATTAATGCAGCTAAGTGGGGGTGTATGTTATGATCAATCTCATCAACAATGAATACCCTCTTGTTAATAAAGCTCGAAATTAAAGCCGGAGCCAACTCCAATAATCTCTGCGTCCCATCAGACTCATTATCTTTTTCAAGCACAACTTCATCGCCATTTTCAGAAAGATGACTGAACATGAACTGATGCTTGTTTTCACTGATTACTCTATTTTTAACTTCATCAGACAACCCTTCAGGCAAGCGAATACCAGAAAGATCGCGCTCTTTAATTTCAAGCTTGCTTATTCCTGTATCTACTAAAGAAAGGAATTTTCCTGTTGTATCAGCAAAAATTTCACGATAATGTTCATCGTCGAGTATAGACTTATTAAAATTAACACCAACGTGCAGGTGCGCTAATGTTTCCGAGAAAAATACATAAATATCTCGAACAGATTCAGGGGCACCAGGTTGCCCGCCAATTTTTGATAAATATGAGTTATTTTCAAAAAAAGGTATTTTCTTATTACCACCTTTAAAGGCGTTACCAAACTTAATATTTTCCCATCCTGTATCATCCCTAATAAAAAGGCTGGAAGGGATTTTAGAGAAAAAACATTCTAGTGATTCATGATGTATTTTCTTTCTATCAAACTCTACTTTATATATATAGCGTAAGTCTGAAACAAAAAATTCAACTTCAAATTTGGTAGGTGCTTCTTTTGTTTCATTAGATAACAAGTAAGGCTCGTAACACCCAATCCTTTTCCCTTCTTTTAAATCACCAGATTTAGATATTATATAAACTAAAGCTGCAAAAGCCTTTAGAAAATTTGATTTCCCAGACGCGTTTGGGCCATAGAATCCAGCAGTTCTAACAACACTACCACTTTCCCCCGGCAACTCAATTAGATGGTCAGACAGGTGTGAACCAGCGCTAGCACGCATGCTGAACTCTGCCTGTTCACGAATCGAACGAAAATTCTCAACTTTAAGACTTATAATCATAACCATTTCCCGTTAAACGCGGTTTTTCGGATAAAAAACACCGAAACGCCGCCATTGGAAAGATTGTAGCTGATTGAAACGGCCTTGCAATCGGTTTTTCAGTGCCTACCCATAAATGTGACCGTTTTGTCTGCCCTTTCCCTTAGAAACTCGGGCTCCAGCCCAGCAAGATAAAGAGCTTCTAAAAATAAATGGTAAGAGGTAATGAATTCATCTTCTCGTAGAACAAACCCACACTTGAAAGAGCCATCCTCATGTCTATAAATGACCAATGGGCGGGTTGTATCATGCAGAGCATTGATTAAATGGTCAGGTATATGCACAAGTTCTCCTCCTGTTTTTTCACCTCTAAGTTGGCCCTGCAATCCTTGGCACGCTGATATTTATGTGCAAGAAGTGCACTAGACATAGAGTGTTTGTGAGATCATTTTTAGACTCACAAGATGAATAATACTGTATACTTATACAGCCATCATTTCCACTTAGAAGGTTTATTTATTATAAAACTCAGATAATTCATATAGTTGAGTTTTTTTGTATAGATTGTAATATACCGAGCGTAAAGTGTGGTTCTGGTTGTGTGATAGGGCATCCACCGTGACTCAACGCAAACTGCCTCACTTACTGCGAACTTAATATGTTGTTACCCCTGTGGCTTGCCCAGCTAAAAATGACCCACATCCCCCCATCCATCTGAAGACGATCAAAAGCCCTTTCTCCAATAGCTTTGGTAAGATCTGCTGCATTCAGATTCGTCAGAATACCTACCGGTTTTAGCATCGATGTTCTTCGATCAATCACCTGATGTAAAATCACTTTTTCATACTGCGAGTACATCTGAACACCAACTTCATCAAGCACCAGCAGATCGACGCTCGATATCTGCTCCAACAGTTCAGCCTCTGATTTCCCGCCATTAAAACCTGCTTTAAACTCAGTCATGAGGTCAGCAACGGTAATAATCAGAACACTTTTCTGCTGAGCCAAGAGAGCATTTCCTATCGCTGCAGCAAGATGGTTTTTTCCCGTTCCTGGGTTACCGCTGAAAACAAAGCAAGCGCAACCGGAGCCGTAATTGTTCAGCCAGGATTTAGCAAGTGACAACGCTTTGCGCTGGCTGTCATTACCCACAGCATAATTTTTGAACGTACAGTTTTGATAACGTTCACGGATGCCCGAGCGCCCGAACGTTTTTTCTAACCTAGTACGGCTGTTCTCCTGGTCCAGCTTTTCTGAATACTTTCGCGCCTCCTCCTGTTGCCATGCCATAAGCTCCTGTGCGCTGGAGAACTTGGGCTGTACTCCGGCTGGAACAAATTTTTGAAGCCGTTTTAAGACATCAGCCATATCTCGCATGTTCACCCCGTGAAGCCGTCAGGAATTGAGCTATCTGGTTTGGAAACGTTGGTAATGTCTGTGCGGCTCGCCTGGGCCATGCTGAAATTGCTTGGTGGGTATAACCCCTGGTACTCCCTGGCGATGCTGTGAGAAATAACCAGCTCCGGGGCAATCCCCTGATTCCGATATTTGTCCAGCTCCCTGATTGAGCCCTGGGCTCCATGTGGGGTTTTAATTGGTTTCCGCAGTGCCTTGCGATATTCCACCCACTCGACCCATAACGGGCAAGAGAGCCAATCAGGTAGTTCAACCATGAGGGGATCGAATTTAGTTTTCGCCAAATTCCCCCTGGGGGGATTAAGGGGGGTTTTAGGTTCTTTGACTGGTTCTAATAACTGACTGATTCTGGGTGCAGCTGCTGCACCCTCCCCCCCTGCAGCATTTGCACCAGGGGGTGCAGCTCCTTCACCCTCCCACCCTGCACCATTTGCACCATAGGGTGCAGCTCCTTCATCCTCCCACCCTGCACCATTTGCACCATAGGGTGCAGCTCCTGCACCCTGCTTATGAACCTGTTTCAGATAGGGTGCAGGATTTTCACCCTCATTGTTAAAGGTCAGGTGATAGATATTGGATCGGTTAATGAGCCTGAAGTGACCAATCACGGTGCGGGTCGCTTTTCCATTGATGGGCTCATTTCTGAACAGCAGCCTTCAGGAACCTCTCCGGAAAATCTCCCAGAGACTCCTGAATCAGATCCAGCTGGGTCTACAGCACCAGCACCAGTGGAAAAGAACGAAAAACCTGAATTCACCCTCCGTGCCGACGAGCTGGAGAAAGAGCTGGGTGATAGTGACAATATTTCACTCTGGAAAGGTGTGATGCGCACTAATCCGCGCTACACCAAAGATATGGGTGATCTTGGCTTCGGCGGTACAGCGATTAACGCTGAGTACATGATCATGCGGGCTACTGAGAAATTCGGCCCTGTTGGGATCGGCTGGGGTTGGCAAATTCTTGAAGACAAGATGATCGAAGGCGCTCCCCTCACAGAAAAAATCTTTGAGGGAACAAAATTTGTCGGTAAGCGCATCCTGCGTGATGCCGATGGCTCCTTGATGTTCGAACTGAATCACTACATCAGAATTGGTCTTTGGTACATCAAAGACGGTAAAAAAGGGATTGTCGAAAACTTCGGTTCCACACCCTATCGCCAGACAACAAAGAACGGGATCTTTTGCGATAGCGAAGTTCATAAAAAATCGCTCACTGATGCCATCAAAAAATGTCTCTCCGGTTTAGGCTTCTGCGCTGACGTATGGCTCGGGCTTTATGACGATGCGGCTTATAAAGCGGAAAGCGTTATCGAGTTTGGCCTTAAAGATGCCACCGATAAAGCGGAGGACTCAACCCGCATCCGTGAAGAACTGGACGAACGCTTCAGACAAAATGTCGAAACCATGCGTAAGGCTGTCTCTCAAAATGAAGTATCAAAAATTGCGAGCAGTCTGACGCGAGCTGTCAGCATTCACTTAAAAGCCGCAAAAGATATTAACGATAAAGAATACGTCAAATATCTGGAGGGCCGTTTACGCCGTCTGGAAGATATTAAAGGCGAGTGTCTTTCTAAGCTGGAGGGAAAAGCATGAGCAACCGCACTATTGATTTAGCCAACGAAATTAGCAAAGTTCTTGCCCTCGGCGAAAGCGGCGATATAGATGCGCAAACCCTTGCTGATACCCTTGAAGGTATCGAAGGCATGATTGAAGACAAATTTGATGCCACGATGTCTGTCATTAAAGATTTTGAAGCTAAACAGGAAGCCTGTAAGAAGGAAGCAACCCGTTTAACCGAAAGAGCAAAACACTGGCAACGTCAGGCCGGAAGTCTTCGCCAGTATTTACTTGAGTGTTTGCAAGCCTCTGGCCGTAAGCAGTTTAAATCAACTCTTCATACCTACTCAGTTAAAAAAGGGTCGATATCTTTAAAGATTGTCGATGAAGATTTAATTCCTGATGAATTTGTGGAGTCCAGAACAGAGGTTATTCACGACATACAGAAGGATAAAATTAAACAGATCCTGACTGATGCGTTAAAAGCCATTGAAGATTTACGCGAAAAAGGTGAACAGGTGCCAGAGGAGCTTTTAAACAAAGTGCCTGGCGCTCAGGTAGAACGTGGGCCTGAATCTCTTTCTGTTCGATGAAACACAGGGCCGCTAAGCGGCTTGTTTCGGGAGCTTATATGTTCGTATTCAGAAACGAAATCATCGAAGAAACAAATGACGATTTACGATATCCACGCAAGCAGTCTTTGAATTCTGCACCTGACTATACAAAGAAAATAGTCGCTGAGTTATCTAATCGTCGGAATCTGAGAAAGAAAATTGTTCAACCTAAAACGCGGTAAGTCTGTATTCAAAGTTCGCCCTCTCCTGTTTAGCAACAGCTTCAAGTGGGCAAGCGTAAAAGTATTTGATACGCAGCAGGGAAAATATTACGGGCGAGAGGCCAGGAAAAATTATGGGTGATATGGGTGATTATTTTCGCGACATCGCCCCCTTTCTAAAAGAGGGGAGAAAAAAGGCCTGTGATGGAGCACATCACAGAATTAAAGATTTCTTCGTGCGTAATGGCGTTGTTTTTGAAGAAGGCAATAACACCCTCCTCTTCAGAACTCCCGAAGGAACAGTGTGCTATTACACGCCGAGCCAGAAGATGCAGCATAAAAACCAGTGGACTCAGTGCAGCCCTACCAGATGCATGAAGTATGTGAAAAAGCTAAGGGGTAATTAAGATGGCTAACTCTTTCAGACAAATGACACGCGGCGGCGTTATCTCCCGCACTGATAATGGCATGTTTATCCATCTGGACGATATTCACGTCAAACCAGGCTTTAACAAGCGCCTCGATGATGAACGTACACGCCAGGCAGATGACGATCTGTTCCAGTTCCTGATGAACGGCGGCAGCGTTCCACCGCTTGAAGTGATTTCCCGTGATGAAGGCGGCGTGTGGATTGTTGAAGGTCACCGCCGACACCGTTGCTATGAGCGCTGCCGTGAAGCAGGAAAGCCGGTAAACAAAATCCACATCGTCCAGTTCGTTGGCGATGACAAAGAACGCCTCGCCCGGATCCTGACCTCCAATAATCAGTTAAGCCTGTCAGAGCTGGAACAGGCCGCGGTGGTAAAAGAGCTGGCATCGGCATTCAATCAGACTGTGGCAGAAATAGCCGCGCTGGTGAACAAGTCAGAACCAACCGTTCGGAACCTGCTTACCCTGGCTGGCGCTAACCATGATGTGAAGCAGAAAGTACAGGCTGGAGAAGTAACGGCTGGTGCAGCTATTGAGCGTGTAAAAGAGTTCGGTGAAAAAGCGGGCAAAGTGCTTGAGCAGGATAAAGCCGTAGCCGCAGCTGCTGGAAAGAAGAAAGTCACCCGCAGCGTTATAGCCCCTGAAATCAGCGTGAAGAAAGCCCGACGTCTGGTAGAGCTAATCACCCTTGCCGGAATCAACGAGAGCGGCGCTATTACACTTTCTGGCGAGTTATTGAATGAGGTCGTGGAAATCATCAACGAACAGCGTGAAATCGAAGCACAGCGCAGCAGGGCCGCAGTATGAACAAGGTAGAGAAAGAACGTTTAGTTAGTTATCGCCACTGGCTCTATACGGCAGAACTGAACGAGACAAAGATGATCGCTTATAACTGCCCTAAATGTCTTGAGAAGTTACAAACCACTGAAGCGCCGGAAGGTGAAACGTGGGACACGTTTTCCAACTGCCCTTTTTGTGGATCGTTGCTTTTTAAAGTAACGCAGGGTTCCACGGTAAAAGTTGATTTGATTCTGAACATTGGGAAAAAACAACCAGCGGAACAAACCGAAGCTGATCATCCAGATATTCCCCCAGCACCTTGCCCTCGTTGCGGGACAATATCAGGCAGACCAGACGGCGCGTATTATTGCCACTCAAGAAATAAGTGATTCTCGTAATTCAGTTTTGATACCCGACCAGCGATAAATTGCTGGCCGGGTGTGAGGTGACTCATGACCAAAAAAGTTTTGCTTCAGGATTGGGCTAAAGGTCCAAACGGTTTCGACTACCCGCAGAAACAATCCAGGCTTAATTATCTGGCGAAAACAGGTCAGATATTCCCTCCTGCTACTAAAGACGGGAGGCGCTGGGTTGTCGATGAGGATGCCATTTTCATTGGCTGTGTAGGTAAACCCAAAGTTTCTCAGAATCTCCCTGAAGCGGCGAAAAACCTCGTGGAGAAAGTGATCAATGGCCGCACCTCGTAAGCACAATATCAATATCGAGAACCTTTACGTAAAACTCGATAAGCGAAACAACAAAGTTTACTGGCAGTACAAAGATCCGTTCACACAAACCTGGCAAAGCTTCGGCACCTGTGAAGAAACCGCGAAGGCTGCAGCTTTGGAATTGAATCGACTGTTCGCTTCTCAGCAGGTCGAACAGAGTTATACCCTGATCGATCTCGCCAAAAAGAAACGAGCCGGCAACGGAGTTGACGTTCGTTTCAAGGATTGGGTGGAAAAATACCTCATCCTGCTGGATAAAAAACTTAAAAAAGGAGAGCTATCTAGGTCAACAGTAGAGGGCCGCAAACGCGCCGCGAATCTCCTGTGTAGCCGTGTAGCTAATACACCACTTAAGGAAGTAGGGTCGCGCGAAATGGCCGCAATTCTTGAGGAATTTATAGATCAGGGTAAATTCAGTCAGGCTAAGAACATCAGATCAGATTGGGTTGATATTTTTAAAGAGGCACAATTTGCAGGTGAAGTACCCCCAGGATTCAACCCGGTAATAGCGACACGAAAACCTCAGATAAAAGTCACGCGTGCGCGTCTGAAACTTGAAGACTGGTTGCTGATTTTTGAGCATGCAAAAAAGCATGAATCACCGTGGGCCATTAATGCGCTGTTGCTGGCAATCGTCACCGCGCAGCGCTTATCGGATATCCTGAAGATGAAATTTAAGGATATTAAGGACGGGTATTTATACGTCGAGCAGGGTAAAACAGGAGCGAAGCTCGCCCTTCCTCTTTCTCTTCGTTGCGAGGCAATTGGCCTCTCACTTGGAGAAGTCGTTGAAAGGTGCCGGGATAATGCGCTGAGTCCTTACCTTGTCCATCATGTCAGAACGACGAAGAAATACAGGTCCGGCGATCCAATCAACAAAGCCACAGCGAGCACCATGTTCGCACGTTGCCGTGACCATGTCGGTATTGTTCCTCCTGAGGGTAAAACCCCGACTTCGTTCCATGAACAACGCTCCTTGTCGGAACGTTTATACGAAAAACAGGGGATCGATACTCAACAGTTGCTGGGACATAAATCAGCGGCGATGACGGAGTTGTATCACGATGAACGCGAGGATGAATGGACGTTTATTTCCGCTCAGTAAATGAGCAGTTTTGGGGAAGAGTTTTGGGGGGATTTTGGGGAAGAGGTTGTACGGTGGGCAAACTGTTATAGGTATTTAGGTCATGTCTGTCTCTGCAACCCAGAGCTGGCGCGGCTTAGAATGGCATCGACATAAATACATCGCGGAGTTTTGCATGTTTGGTTTAGATGCTTTTCACCTTGCACGGATACAGTTTGCCTTTACCGTATCCTTTCACATTATTTTCCCGGCAATCACCATCGGTCTCGCCAGCTATCTTGCCGTGCTCGAAGGCCTGTGGTTAAAAACAAAAAATCCGGTCTGGCGCTCGCTGTACCATTTCTGGTCGAAGATTTTTGCGGTTAACTTTGGTATGGGCGTGGTCTCCGGGCTGGTGATGGCCTACCAGTTTGGTACCAACTGGAGCGGGTTTTCACAGTTTGTGGGCAGCATTACCGGTCCGCTGCTGACCTATGAAGTGCTCACCGCCTTCTTCCTCGAAGCCGGGTTCCTTGGGGTGATGCTGTTCGGCTGGAACAAAGTCGGGCCGGGGCTGCACTTTTTCTCCACCTGTATGGTGGCACTGGGGACCATTATCTCCACCTTCTGGATCCTCTCCTCAAACAGCTGGATGCAGACCCCGCAGGGCTATGAGATCGTCAACGGTCAGGTGGTACCGGTGGACTGGTTCGCCGTGGTATTTAACCCCTCCTTCCCTTACCGCCTGCTGCATATGTCGATAGCCGCGTTTCTGAGTAGCGCCCTGTTTGTTGGCGCATCCGCGGCATGGCATCTGCTGCGCGGGAATAATACCCCCGCTATTCGCGCGATGTTTTCGATGGCGCTGTGGATGACGCTGATTGTTGCCCCCCTCCAGGCCATGGTTGGCGATATGCACGGGCTGAACACCTTAAAGCACCAGCCGGCGAAAATTGCCGCCATTGAAGGCCACTGGGAAAACCCACCCGGTGAACCTACCCCGCTGCTGCTGTTCGGCTGGCCGGATATGGAACAGGAGCGCACCCGCTTTGGGCTGGAGATCCCCGCACTCGGCAGCCTTATCCTGACGCACAGCCTGGATAAACAGGTTCCGGCACTCAAAGAGTTTCCCAGGGAAGACAGGCCTAACTCTACTATCGTCTTCTGGTCATTCCGCATCATGGCGGGCCTGGGCATGCTGATGCTGCTGCTTGGCGTGACGGCACTCTGGCTGCGCTACAAAAAACGCGTTTATTCTTCCCGTCCTTTCCTGTGGTTTGCCCTGCTGATGGGGCCATCCGGGTTGATTGCTATCTTGGCGGGATGGGGAACCACCGAAGTGGGCCGCCAGCCGTGGGTGGTCTACGGCCTTCAGCGCACGAAGGACGCGGTCTCCGCCCATGGCGAGCTGCATATGAGCGTGAGTTTGCTGGCTTTCTTCATCGTTTACACCTCGGTGTTTGGCGTGGGTTACAGCTATATGGTGCGTCTCATCCGCAAAGGCCCGCAGCCGCATGAATCTTTCGCTACCGAGTCCGACGGACGTCCGGCGCGCCCGCTTTCTGCCGTCACAACTGAACATAAGGAGCAGCCATAA